AACGTCGTCGCAAGTAAGTTAACTGTCTACAAAAAAATTGAGTATAAGTAACATATAAAGACAAATGGGTGGTGGTTTATTACAACTAGTTGCCTATGGCGCCCAAGATGCATACCTGTCTGGGAATCCTCAGATCACTTTCTGGAGAGGGCTGTTTAAGCGCCACACAAACTTCGCGATGGAACCGTTTCGTATTAATCTAACTGGGCAAGCTGCTTGGGGTACTAAGCATTCGGCTATCTTAGGTCGTCACGCTGATTTAGTTTCATCAGCCTACATTGAGGTAGAGTTACAAAATGATGGCCGACAACTTGTTTACTCAGACAAAGGTCGTATGTCCGCGTTTAATTTAATTGAATATGCTGAACTCGATATTGGTGGACAAGTTATTGACCGTCAGTATGGTGAATTTTTATTCCTATGGAGTCAGCTCGCTCACAATGTTGACGTGCGGGCAAATATGGACTTAATGTGCAAAACAATTGACCAAACTAATTCGGTATGTGATAGCATAACTGGGCGTCCTGTCCGTAGAAATATTACATACATTCCTCTAATGTTTTTCTTCTGCCGCAACCCTGGAGCTGCTTTACCACTCATCGCTCTTCAGTATCACGAAGTAAAAATTAACATTCTCTGGAACAAAGTTCGTCAAATATTTGAAGACGCGCAAGTTGTAAACGGACCACTTTCGAGCGGACCTGCTCAGGCTAACTTACTAATCGATTATGTATATCTCGATGTAGAAGAGCGTCGTCGTATGGCACAAGAGTCACATGAGTATCTCATTGAGCAAACACAATTCAATGAAGATAAGGGGCTAACATCTGCACAAAATCGTGTTGACTTAACGTTTAATCACCCTGTAAAGGAACTCATTTGGGTAACACAGTATTCATGGAGACGCAATTGCACAATTATTCCTCCGGCTGGATCAGGTGTATCTCCTCTCACGTATGACGCTTTACTTCACGACTGTTCTCTTCAGCTCAATGGCCAAGATCGCGTTCCGTCTCTACCAGGTACGTATTATGCAGCAGTTCAACCTTATCAGCATCACAGTGGACGCGGTCTAAGTGATGGTGAAGTAGTTCAGCCAAATGGGGCATCTACATTCAATCCTGCACCGGCAAATGATAATCGAAGAATGGCAGGAGGTGTATATATGTATTCATTTGCAATCAAGCCTGAAGAACATCAGCCTTCTGGAACATGCAACTTTTCTCGTATTGATACCGCTACACTAGTATTTAGTGTAGACGGAGCAAAGAAAGTTTCCAATGAAGACGTTTTTAATGCAGATATTCGTGTATATGCTATCAATTACAACATCCTACGTGTTATGTCTGGGATGGGTGGATTAGCTTACTCCAACTAATAGGTTAACTAAAATCAATGAATTAAATAATGAACGTGGATAAACTCCTTATAGTCGCTCATCCTGATGATGAAGTATTATGGGGAGGATTAAATTTATTATTACAACCAGGTTGGTTTGTTGTTTGCTCTACGCATTTAAACGATCCTGTACGCTCACGAGAATTCTATAAGACTATGTCACTTGCCAATGTTACAAAATATGTTATGTTTGATGTGAAAGACGAATATACAGAAGATCACAACAAGGCAGCAGAGCTCTATGATGGAAGTTTATTTGACAGAAGTATCCAATCTTTAACAACACATCCTTGGAAACTTGTTCTAACACATAATGCTAGTGGAGAATATGGACATGAACATCACAAAAAAGTGAATCAACTTGTTATGAAATATTTTCCATTTGCTAAAACATTTAAGATTGGAGAAAGACTTAAGGCTAACACACTAGAGCATAAGCGCAATCTTTTACAATACTATGCAGCTACTCAAGCTATTTGTAGACAGCTATATGAAAGAAAAGGGAGCAAACTAAAGGTATTAGAACGTGAACATTTTTTCAACGAAAAAGTGTATGTAAATGTTCAACGTAAAATATCACCTGTCATTCATCAGATATGGTTTGGCAAGCCACTTGATAAGACTACCATACGATACAATCTAATGAATGGTGTCAAAGAGATTGCTAATAGAAATGGTTTTGTTTATAAAGTATGGACCAATGATGATATGAATGAGCAAACAATGCCAATTACATGGAAATATATGCAATATGCAATTGAGAAGGGGGAAGAACTAGGACAGTCGCGTTTCGCACAAGTGGCTGATCTTGCTAGATACGAACTACTTCATCGTTTTGGTGGTGTGTATATGGATTCTCTATTTGAGATTGGGGATGAATTTTGTAATTATATTAAAGATCATTCTGATATGGGGTTTGAACTTATAGTTGCAAACGAAGATCCCTGTAAGATGAAATGTAAAGGATCTGGTGGTAAAAAATATATGTCAAATGGTTTCTTTGCATGTGTTCCTGGCTCGATAATCCTAAAGCGTCTTTTATCAAAAGACAGTTTAGATTCAATTGATTTTCAAAGTGTTTATATTAATCGCACAACCGGACCATACTATTTCCGTAGTGGAATGAAGACAGGCGATAAAATTCATGTTATCGATACTGAAAAAATTTATCCTTTTATGGTTAACGATTCTGAGTATCGAGCAGGAGAAGTAAATCAATGCATAAGAGAAGGGGATAAATTAATACATGATTGTTTACATAAGAAGTATCCTAGATCACTGGCAGTATATCAGAGTGGGTTCGGAGGTTCTTGGAGTTGGTAATCAAGTAGATGAATAAACTGTGGATGAATTACTGTTAATCCTTTAATGATTTTTATAGCATTGTACATATCAAGTGCTGGAAGAATTGTCCGAAAAAAATCAGTTATCTCATTAACCTTTACAGCCAACGATGCTTCACAGCATGTGGGATTTAATGGCATTTATTTAATGTACGATGTTTTCTTCATCTTTTCGAGATACAAAATTGCATCCATTAACTCTTCTTGCATATGATTTACCCAATCTAAAAATGGAGCATTATTCGCCTCCAATGTTGTATTATATTTTTTTCTGACCTAATTCAGACCGTTATTGGAATTTTCAATAACGGTTTGAACAATCGGATCCATTTATTGGTTTATGTTTGTTGTATCTAGATACCATAGTATAGAACATCTCGTGGATCATTGAACATATATTGAATAATATCACTATAGACACCTACTGGATTCCTTGCATAACGAATAGAGTTCTTTAAATCATCAATATTCCATTCGGGATGAAACTGTCCAATTTTTTTATGAATCCTATCAAGAAACGAAAGACCGTAATCATAATCTGGCATATGATTATTATAGAAATAATCAATTGTAATAAGATCACTCCAAGTAGCTTGTGTTTCATTCAAACTAGAAATAAACGCATTGATTTGATCTGAAGTATTTATTCTAAACTTAGGTGAAACGTACATTTCTTGATAAGAATATACTATATAGACATTTTCCGTTTTTTACCATTCCATGGCGATATCTTCCATACGAACACCGCCTTGTTCAGCGTCTTTGCGATCTTCCGATTCTACTCGAGCATTAGCTGCTGCAAGATCTGCTTCGAATACAGACAGATCTTCCTCAGTTCCATCAGGAAGTTTAGTTTCATCAACTAGGATATCTACAAATCCAGTCCCACACGGAGGCTTCTGACCAAACATGATATTTGCAGAGACACCTTTCATGTTATCAAAGTCTGCAGAAAGTGCAGCGTTAAATAGAATCTTAGAAGTCTCCTCAAACGATGACTTAGCAAGAACACCAGCTTCACCCTTGTTCATACCGAAACGATTGGCTTCCATAATACGACCTAGATAGGTCATTGTGTCAACCAGAGTAATCATATGGTGATAATTTACGGCTTCACCGCCCGACTTAAACACCTCCATGAATTCGTCATATAATGCTACGCGAGCGGTTTCGATACCAAATACTTCCATCACTTCGTGAACATCATTCGTAAAGTTACGCATAGGATCAACACCAGAAACTGTTGCAAGATCGAGAAGATTAGTTCCTTCTGCATCCAATACATATTGCTTATGAGGAGTGTATCCACCAACTTTCTCATCATAGATAAGCTCATCACCAACTTCACGAATATATACACGTCCGATACCTTCTACACCACGAAGAACTGTATCTAGCAACTTATCTTCAATAAATCGAAGAGATAGCGCATTTTTTGCCATATCTGCCCCAAATACGATACGTAGAACCATCTTTCCAAGAGTGTTAGTATCAGTATGTACACAGCTGAATATACGAAGTGACTTATTGTTTTCGATTTTAGTCTGAATTAGGGTCATGTCAATAATTTGACGAGCAGCCATTTCCATAGGATCCAACTCAAGTCTCATAATCCAAGGCGATACACATGTATTTCCCTGCGTTACAGAAAACTTTTCGTATGTTTGAAGAATCTCACGATCCTCTTGTACTGAGGTATTTGTTGATAGAGGGTTAGGATCATGATAGATTCGCACAGATTTCGTAATATCACGAAGAGTCGTCTTTTGAATATCCTTCATCTTAGAAATAGCTGCTACCTGTGATCCAGAGATACTCGTATCAAGATAGATTACGTTAGCAGGATTTTTGGGATTGTGTGAAGCACCTAGAAGCTCAACAATCCGAGGAACACCAGCTGTAGCGTTAGCCTTAGCAGTACCAGCAGAGTGGAAGGTGTTTAGTGTAAGCTGAGTAGTAGGCTCTCCAATTGACTGAGCAGCAAGAGTACCTACCATCTCACCTGGATGCACACGGCCCTTGATATACCGAAAGCGAATATCTGTAAGCAGCTCGTCAAACATGGCCTTGGTTAGGCGATATTTGATAATCACTTTCTTGGGAGCCAAATAAAACCGCAACAAAATATGAAACAATTTATTATGCGATATCCATGATTCTCCGCAGAACGTTGCGATTTCTTGGGCTACATACGTAGGCGTTAGGTCAGTCTTTGTTGCAAATGGATTATTATATTTCTCCATCATGCGCTTAAGAGGAACTGGACTCATCACCGAAGAACCTTTTTTGAAACGAAACACGTCTTTCACAAGAACATCCCGATCACGAAGTAATTGCTCAACTAGATCAGGAGAATTCTCACCAACATCTCCTTTAATTACTTCTGCAAAGTCGTCCGTTGACGCACCAAACTCTTTGTAGATCTGCTCCATGGACATTACTGCCAGTTCAATTGGCTGATTCTCAACACACACGCTATCAATACCATCACCTCCGTAGTGATGCTGAAAGATAGATCCATTTACATTTCGAACAGTTCCATCATATTCTACATGAAGATCTTCCATCGTTTTTACAAGGCGACGCTGAATATAACCTGAATCTGAAGTCTTCACTGCAGTATCAATGAGTCCCTCGCGACCACCCATAGCGTGGAAGAAGAACTCTGCAGGACGCAACCCGCTGATGAAGCTGTTCTCTACAAAACCACGAGATTCCATACCATCATCAAACTTAGTGAAGTGCGGAAGCGTACGATCCTGTAGACTAAACTGGATACGCTTACCTGCTACCTGTTGCTGAGCAAGAAGCCCCAACATCTGCGTGATGTTGAGAGCAGAACCCTTAGCTCCTGAATCTACCATCTGAACCATGCGATTCGTCTTGGGGAGACTCTTCATGGATTCATCGCCGATTGTAGACGCAACTGATTTGAGAGCATTCAAAATCTGATTCTCTAGCTCCTCACCATCGGGGCGACCAGAACCGTTTAGGAACTTACCAGCGTGAACATCTGATAGAATATCAGACACTTTCTGGCGACCATCTGCGAGTGTCTTCTTGATAATATCATCTGTCTCCTTATTCGTAGCAAGATCTGAGGGTCCTACTGAGAATCCGGTGAACAGATTATACTTTGTTACAATGTTCTGGATATCATTAATGAACTGACCTGCGCGATCAGGACCAAAGTCAGAATAGATCATGTGAACTAAACCCTCCGTAGTAGAAGCGAATGCACCCTTGTTTAGGATACCCTTGACAAGCTTACCATTCTTTACAGTCACCTTACCTGCAAAGTCGATCGCAGGAAGCGCACTAGAGATAATATCTTGCCCAGATAGATCCTTATTCTGACGAATGTAGGTAGAAAGCGGCTTCTTCATGCGAGCTAGGATGTTCATCGCAATATGCTCAGGAACGCGAACGGTTGGCTGGGAGAGACGGTAGATGCCAGTTTGCGTATCTTGAAATACAGAGATAATTGCTGCATTGGTACGAGGAGACACGATCTGGCGAAGAACACTAGCAAGATACTTAATCTCAGTAGCCGATGCAATGCTCTGAGGCACATGCATGTTCATCTCATCACCATCAAAATCAGCATTATACGGCTTGGTAGCAGAAACGTTGAGTCGGAATGTTGAATAAGGAAGAACGCGAACACGGTGGCACTCCATGGAACCCTTGTGAAGAGAAGGCTGACGGTTGAATAGAACTACATCTCCATCAATTAGGTGACGATGTACAATATCGCCGTCTTTGAGATCAATCATCTCGGGATTGACGTACTTTAGAGAGATGGGACGCTGATCGTCCTTTAGAAATACTGACTTCGCACCTGGGTACTTCGCAGGACCGTTACGAATGTATGACATTAGACGATCACGATTGTAAAGAGTTACAATCTCAGGGAAAGTCAAATTCATCGCGATCTCTTCAGGAACACCTAGTTCATCTACATCAATGTTTGCGTCAGGTGTAATAACAGAACGAGCAGAGAAATCCACACGCTTGCCCATTAGATTCCCGCGCACACGACCAGTTTTTGCGCCAAGACGAGACTTTAGTGTCTTAAGTGGACGACCAGAGCGCTGTGCGGCTGGAGGAAGTCCCTTGATATCGTTATCAACGTAGGTAGCTACATCAAACTGTACGATATCCGTATACTTGTCAATCACATCTGCAGAATCGCCCTTGTCAATCTTGTCGCGAAGACGCTGGTTATTACGGACAATGTCAATTAGCTTGTGAGTTAGGTCGTCCTCCATACGTTGATTGTCGTCCATCACTACAGAGGGACGAACAGTAAGCGGAGGCACAGCAAGAACTGTACAGATCATCCAATCTGGACGACTGAACTTAGGATTGAAACCAAGAAGCTCAATGTGACGATCAGACATGCGCTGAAAGCAACGTAGAACCATCTCTGGTTGAAGTGGAATCTTATCTGCTTCGTCGTCATAAGTTACAGCCTCTAGAGTAGCGACAGTACCTTCAACTTTTTCAGCCTTCTTGATGAGAGGCGACTCACAGTGAGGGCAAGTGGAAGATGCCTTTAATTCCTTGGTTTTATACCCTGCTGTACGCTCGCGCACAGCATTAAACCGATCCATACCAGTTTGCTTCTTTTCGATTTTCTCAAGCTCTTCATTAATAAGATAAGGATTACTGCAATTTAGACATACATTTTGTAGAATTTTTTGAACTGTGTCAAGAAATTGATAAAGATACACAGGTCGAGCTAGGCTAATATGTCCAAAATGTCCAGGACACAGTAGATTTGTTTGTTTGCATGTTGGACATACCTTGCCGTTCTCGATAACGCCAAATCGAGAATCAAAGACTCCTCCAGGAACGGGTTGTTGAGCTTGGTAGGTTTTGTCTGTGATGACTTCTACCACACTGCGTGATAGGATCTCCTCAGGATTGGCAATGCCAAATTGAACTCCAATGATTGTATCTCCCATTCTTGTTATTATAAGTGATGTGTTTAGATTGTTCCGTTTTACTTTATTATAGTTATTTCAAACGCCCTGTGTAACTAACATAGTCTCTAACCAAAAATTATCATCGCTTAAAATCTCAGTTACAAATTCAGATGGATATTCCATTGCAAGCTTGTTACTCCATTGTTCAAACTCTGGACCCATACGATTCTTGAATTTTCCTTTATTTTTAATTTTAGCACTTCGTAGTTCACGGTATACTTGATAAGTAAACTGCTGTGTCATATACGAATCTTCACTCTCGTCGCGCATATTGCCAACAATTTCATACCACGTATCCATTGCTTTTTCACACAGAATAATAAGATGCAAAAGTTACGTCTGAAAACAGTTCGAAGATCTCATAAGAAAGAAAAAAAGTGGGATGCGATATTCGAGACACCAAATGGTAAGGAAAAGGTAGTTCGATTTGGAGCTCGTGGAATGTCTGATTTTACTAAGCATAAAGACACTCGTAGAAGATCACTTTATTTGAAGAGACATTCTGGAATGGGCGAGGACTGGAATCAACCAGATACTCCTGGAGCGTTATCAAGATGGGTTTTATGGAATAAACCGTCGTTTAAGACTTCGTTAGCAGACTTCAAAAAACGCTTTGATTTATAATAATGGAGTGTTGTTCTCCTGATGTTGGAGACTGTCAAAAATGTCATCCAGAGTTGTGGAATGTAACTAAACAACATTGGACTTCGTGGAAGCCAAAGAAAAATAAGAATAAAAAGATTAGGAAAACTCGACGAAAGCGTATTCGTAGGTAAAAAATGGATTTACATAAGGCATGGAGTATACATATCAGTAGCGTGTCCGAGTGGTTAAGGAGTAGGTCTTAAGAACCTATGTAGCAATACGCGTGGGTTCGAATCCCACCGCTACTATAGCTCTTCTTGACCGAGGGGCAACAACACTAATAGTTCAGTGGTAGAATATGGGTTTTCCAAACCTACGACACGGGTTCGATTCCCGTTTAGTGTATCTCCAATATGGTGTAACGGTTAGCATATAGGGCTTTCATCCCTCAGACCCGGGTTCAACTCCCGGTATTGGAATCAAAA